ATATTCGTGCGCATCTATACATAGTAAATCGTATAGAGCCGTTTGGTTATAATGTGAGATGTCCTTTCGGGGCTATGGCATTCGCCTAGGCAACCGGAAGGTTGGCTACTTCTCCCCCTAACGGGGGCTGCCGGAGACAGTATCGTGCCCGTCGAAACAACTGACCACTCAATTCCCTACCAAATTCGTAACTTTCGTTACGAAGGCGGCAAACTTGACGGTCAATCAACTTCGAACTTCAAGAGGACGTGGACTAACTCCCGTGTGACGGTGAAGAATCCTAAATGGCGGTGGTTAATCCGGAATGGCTTAAATGCCACTACGGGTTACTCATACGACCATTTCGATCTCTTTAACTGCCCCACTCGAGCGTTTGCGACCTTCTCTGATCCGAAGAAGAGTATAACGGGTGCGCCTGTGACGTATTACGTCGACCAATGGAACTTGGGGATTCTTCCCCAGGACCCTCTTGGTTTCAGTACGTCGAAGGCAGATTACTATGCCCGACAGGATTTCATTAACAAATATCGGAGTCGACGTACCGCTTTCCAAGGCGGCGTCTTTTTCGGTGAGTTGATGGAAACTGTTCGCCTGATAAGTAATCCTGCAAAGGCTCTTCGACAAGGGATTGACCGGTATTACGCGGACGTTAAGAAACGTACGCGCCGGAGCAAGAACAAGTCGAGGACCGTGCGAGATACTTGGCTAGAGTATCAATTTGGCTGGAAGCCGTTAATTAGTGACATTGAGGATATTGCCCGATTAGCCTCTTTGGACCCCTATAGGGTTCATAAGCCGATTCGAGCCCTCGGTGGCACTAGTGAAAAAACGGAACCGGTTGACGTTACTCAATCCCCTAGTAGTATCGGCGGACCTCTAGTTTGGACAGTTAGAAACTGGCTAGACAACGAGGTCAGCGTGATATATAAGGGTGCCATCTGTGCGCAAAATGAGCCCGTCCCTTTCCCGGAACAGCTCGGCCTTAGTTGGTCGAACTTCCTTCCGACAGTCTGGGAACTCATTCCGTACAGTTTTCTGGTAGATTACTTTACCAACGTAGGTAAGGTGATTGAGGGCATTTCCACTGGCTGGGTGTGGCTCGCTTGGGGTTGCAAGTCGACTAGGAAGATGAGTGTCTCTAAGACAGAGATCCTTTTCAACCCAATCCTTGTAACCAACAATTACGGGTCACGCCTTTGGAGTGGCTATGTCACTGGGTCTGGTGTAACTGGCCAGTACGTTCGTTTTCTCCGTGAGTCGATCGAAGGCGTCCAGATTGGTCTGGACGACTTGCGATTTAAGCTCCCGGGTAGCGACACGAAGTGGCTTAATATCGGCGCGCTTGCGCGAATGCGTAAACGTGCTTAACTTAGCCCGGGGTTACCCCCACACCATCGTCGAGAGACGAAGGAGCTTTTGTGACGATCTCTCTCACATCACCGGTTACTGGGTCTGCCCAGACCGGTCTCACCTCGCCCACGTACACCCATGTGGCCGACACGCCCCCAAACGCGTATACGAAACAGTATGCGGTGACCGCTTTAGGCGGCACCCAGACTGGCGTAGACGTCCACGGGGCGAGCAAGCCGTTCACGATCTCGTTCTCGCGTCCGCAGAACATCCGTCCTGCGTCCGCTCCGAGTCCCGTGTCCGGGGTGATGCCAAACCAGCCACGGAATGTCTACAACGTAAAGGTTCGTAAGGGCACTTCGCCCGGTACAAACCAAGTTCCTCAGGTTTGCGTCCTGTCCTGCGACCTTTCGGTCGTGGCAGGCGCTGATCTGATCGAACCGGAAGACATCCGTGCTGCCCTCTCGTTGCTTATTGGCAGCTTGAGTCAGCAGTCAGCTGGGCTCGGGGACACCTTGATCAATGGCCTCCTTTAACAAGAGGCAGATAATCAAGATAGTCACGAGCTTGGTAGCCTCGCTTTTGGCTCTGTTCTTGGGCGTAAACCTCCCTTAGGGGACGTTCACACTTAGGGGCGAACCGTGATATCAATCACTGCTCTTTCTCAACACTT